CAATTATTAGAATTGGTAACGCGTAAATTTTAAGGAGGGCCAAGTGGCAGATATTATATTTTACATATCACCACTTGGTGCTCATACCATGTTAGGAAAATAACATGGCTGACGAAACAGTAATCATCACATCACCTGGTTTAACTACTTGGAACAGCGGAATATTCGGCGACGGTTCCTTTGGTGGATTTGAATTATCATTAGGTACGTTACAAGGCACAGCTACAACATCAATTGACGTTGCAGTGAGTGTTACAGGAACTCAATTAACTTCTACAATTGATGCTGTTGCAATTACAATTGATCAAGAACCACAAGTACAAGGAACTCAAATAGACTTAATAGTAAGTTCTGTTGAAGTTTCTATTCCAGAAACAGTTACAGTTGCAGGTTCTCAAATTAATTTAGACGAAGGATCTGTTACAACTGATTTTCAACCCGAAGCTGGTTGGGGTATTGCTGGTTGGGGAATTGTTCCTTGGGGTGAAGAAGATGATGTAATTGTACCTCTTACCGGAACACAAATTAACGTTGCACAAAATTCAGTAGTTATAGAATTAATTACACCTGTTAATGTAATAGGAACGCAAGTTAATTTATTGATAAATGGTGTAACTGAAGATATTAAAACAGATGCTTTTGTTACTGGATCTCAATTAAATGTATCACAAAACGGAGTAACAACTACAGCTAATTCTGATGTTAATACTACAGGTGTTCAAATCAATACTTTAATTGGAGATGAATCTATAATAGGTGATGCTAATATTAATTTAATAGGAATTCAAAATAATATATTTATTACACCAGTAACCCCAAATGCTGATAGTAATTTATCAGTTACTGGATCTCAAATTAATTTAGACGAAGGATCTGTTACAACTGATTTTCAACCTGATGCTGGATGGGGTGTTTCTGGTTGGGGAGATGTTCCTTGGGGATTAGAAAATGATGTTATATCAGTAGTTACAGGATCTGCTTTAGCAACTTTTGTTCACCCTGTTGATATTCAAATAGACGGAAACGTTTTTGTTAATGTAGACGAAGATGATGATATAGTAATATTCCTTTCAAGTGTAACAACTAGTGCAAACGCAAATATTAATGTTACGGGATCTCAATTAAATATTACAGAAGGACTAGCAGGGGCTGTTATTACTGCTGATGCTAATGTAAATGTTACCGGATCTCAATTAAATGTAGTACAGGGTAATGCTTTAGGTTTCCCAACTATTGAAGTTACAGTTACTGGTTCTCAAGTTAATGTTTTAATAGGGAATGAAGACACAAGTGCTGGAGCTAATGTTAATGTTACTGGCTCTCAAATTAACTTTAATACAGGTCAAGTTACAATTGCCTTTGGATATGATGTATCCGGATCTCGAATAAACTTAATAGCCGGACAAGCAACAGCCACTGGAAATGCTACAGTAAATGTGACTGGAATACGCTTGAATACTACTGTAGGATCTGTTAATATTCAAGCATGGGCAGAAGTACAAACAGGGGCTAATAATATTTGGACTCCGGTTGACTTAGCTGCATAAATGTATTATTTTAATTAAATAGGAGCATAAATGGCATCAAGTTATTCTACAGACCTCAAAATAGAATTAATGGTCACTGGCGAAAATGCTGGTACTTGGGGTGATAAAACTAATGACAACTTAAACGTAATTCAACAAGCTATTGCTGGATACGGAGAACAAAGTATTGCAGGTGGTGCTCAAACTACAGCTTTAACAATCGCAAATTCACCAACATTATCTGTTGCAAGAAATATAGTAATCAAATTAACAGGAACAATTACTGGAAACCAAATAGTTACAGTTCCATCAGGAATTGAAAAAACTTGGATTGTATCAAATGGTACAACAGGTGCATTTACAGTAGAATTTAAAACATCAGGAGGAACAGGTACTACTTGGTCTGCAACTGATAAAGCAATTAAAATATTATATTCAGACGGAACAAATATTAACGCAGTAGATATCACTACATTATCTGGAACAGTTGCTTCTGCACAAATTGCAAACTTAGCAGTTACATCTGCTAAACTTGCATCCTTTGCAGTAACTGAAGCAAGACTTGCATCATTTGCAGTAACAACAACAAGACTTGCGACGAATGCTGTTACAGCTATTAAAATTACTCAATCTACAATTACACAATCAAAACTAGCAGCTAACTCTGTTGGATCAAATCAATTGATCTCAACAGGTGTTACAGCTGCATCTTACACAGCAGCTTCAATTACAGTTGATGCTGACGGTCGTATAACTGCTGCATCTTCTGGATCATCAGGTGCTGGAATGGGAATACCTGTTTTATATGCTGTGGGTCCAACTTCTGGAACTTACACAGCAAGTCCTACTGCAAGTAGAGCTGGAGTATATTTATATGCTGGAGGAGGTGGTGGTGGAGCAGGTGGCAACGGTAACCCTAGATCAGGTGGAAATGGAGGAGGTGGTGGATTTGCTTTTTATAATAAACCTTTATCTCAACCTTTTGCTCAACCTTATGCTGTTGGGGCAGGTGGAGCGGGAGCACCTCCTGGAAATTTACTTTCTGGTAGTGCTGGTGGTGCAACGAATTTAGCGAATGTAGGGACAGTTAACGCAGGTAATGGTGGATCTGGAAACGCAACTACACCGGGTAATGATGGAACTTCACCCGGATCAAGTCTTACTTACCCAACAAGAGGTTTTGTTGTAGGAGGAAATTTTGGTGGTGGTGGTGCTGGTGGACTTGGTAATGCGGACACTTCAGGGGCGGGAGGAGCTGCTGGAGCAGCTGGAGTAATAGTGATTTTTGAAAATACAGGGACATAAAAATGAGTTATTTTATTTTTACAAAAAATTCAGATAATATTGAAGGAACAATTTATAAAATTGCAGAAAATCAATCTGATTTAAATAATTTAAATATAAATCAAACTGATTATAAAATAATTGAAGATTCTCAATCTAATTTTGATTTAGTAAAATTAGGAAATAAATATATACAAAAATATAATAACAATGTTATTTCTTATGTAAATGAAACAGTTTTATTTACAAATAAACAAGAGCTGGAAAACTTCTTAAATAATTTTAAAGATAAAATAAAAAAATTTACAGATAATAATACTAATCATTTATTATTTAATCGATGGAATAATTATTATATTCAATTGAATTCTTTTAATTTAGATAGTATCACATATCCATTGAACAAATCATTAGAACAACACTTTAATGATTTAGGACAACCTTCATATAATATTTTACAGTTACCATAAAAAATGCTATTAATTTATCATGTTTGATAAAGAAATAGAATTTAGTGCTCATGAAGATTATTTTGCATTAAAAGAAGATTATCCAATACCTGCAAAACTTAACATTCCCGAATGGTATAAAAATTTAGACCACATTGTTTCTAATAAAACTGCTAAAGGTTGTATGCCTTTTTTGGATTCTTTGACTACAGGATATATTTTAAAAATTCCTCAAGATTTTTATGTTAGACACAATGTAGATTCTAAAAATAAAAATGAAGAAATAATTAAAGATTCTTTTCAAACTTATGGATTACATACTCAAGCGCAGTGGTTAAATGCAAAACAAATAAATTTAAATTCTGGTTTAGATTGTCATCCAATAAAACAATTGGAAGGTTCTCCTTTAGTTGATAAAAATAAAAATTTACCTATTTATAAAATTTTAAACCCTTGGAAAATAAAAACACCAAAAGGATATTCTTGTTTATTTGTTTCACCCTTAAATAATTCAGATGATAGATTTTCAATAGTTTCGGGAATTGTAGACACAGACAGCTACATAAATGAAATAAATTTTCCAATCATTATTAATGGAGATAAATATCCTGTTTTAGAAACAGTTATTAAAAAAGGAACTCCTTATGTTCAGATTATTCCTTTTAAAAGAGAATCTTGGAAAATTATTTTTAAGTCAAGAAAACAAAAAGAAATACAAAGTTCTAGACTTTTTTATGGATTAAAATTAATAAATAACTATAAAGATAAATATTGGAATAAGAAATCATGGAAATAAAAAATTTTATTAAAATATATGATGAAGTATTGCCATGGAACGTATTGTCTAATTTAATTAATTTTGCAAATGTTTCAAAATTTGAAGAAGCGCAAGTTGGTGGAGGAGAACAAAACAGAAAAGACTTTAATATAAGAAGAACCTACACTCTAATACTTTCAAATACTACAAATTCTTTATCTTTAGCACATTGGGCTAATATATTATGTTTTTATTTTGATAAAAATCTTAGACAATATAAATTTGACGCTAATATTTTAGATTATGAATATAAAAATATTTTTGACATAGAAATTTTAAAATATGAAAACACTGGTTTTTACACTTGGCATGTTGATCATTTTGCAACAATTCCAAGGACGATGAGTTGTATATTACTTTTAAATAATGACTATGAAGGTGGAAATCTTTGTTTTAGAAATCCAGACGGATCTGGTGAGTGGGAAGTAGAAGTTAAACCAAATAGAATGATAATTTGGCCAAGTAATTTTTTATATCCACATACAGTAAAACCAGTCACGAAAGGAAAAAGGTATTCAGTAGTAGCATGGGCACTTTAAAAGATTTTAAATATAAACTAATTAAAAATTTCTTAACAAAAGAAGAAATTAAATTATTAAAAGATTACTGTAGAATAAAACACAGAATTAATTATGATTCTTTTGATTTTAATCAAAATGATAATGGAGATACTTATTTTTATGGAGATCCTTTAATGGAATCTTTAATGGTAAATAAATTAGATATCATGGAGAAAGAAACAGGATTAAAGCTTATGTGTACTTATGCCTTTTGGAGAATGTATACAATAAATGCAGACTTAAAAAAACATAAAGATAGACCTGCTTGTGAAATTAGTGCTACTGTTATGATTGGATCTGATGGAACGCCCTGGTCAATATTTATGGATGGAACAGAAATAAATATGGAACCTGGTGATGCTGCAATATATTTAGGATGTGAAATAGAACATTGGAGAGAAAAATTTACAGGAGATTGGCACGCTCAAACTTTTTTACATTATGTAGATAAAAATGGTGTAAATATAAATGAGTTTAAAGATAAAAGACTATTATATGGCATGCAAAAATGAAATTTAAACAATACGAAAATGGATCTTGTGATATAGAGTTTTCTTGGAAAGAAAGATTTTTACTTTTTAGAAAAGGAAAGCTTCATTTATCCGATGAAAATTTGAGACATTTTGGTAATAATTTAGTTAAAATTGTTGCGGATTGGCAAATTAAATTTAAAGAAGATATTGCTAATAAACAATCTTTCACAAATCAAAAAATAAATGGAGAATAGAAATTTTTTTTTATTAAAAAATAATTTTATATCTATTGAAAATTGTAATTTTATAATAAATTTATTTAAAGACAAAACAGAAGAAAAAATTTTAAATGGTATAAATTATTATCATTTTTTAAAGGAAGATCTAAATAAAATTAGTTTTATCCATAAAGAAATATTAAAATTATTTGATGAATACCGATCTATTTATCCAGAAATTGATATTGTATTTGGGGTTAAAATTTTAACTGAATTTAAATTTAAACACTTCAAACCTGGAAATTATTTTAATCATTGGCATTCAGAACATAATTGGAAAGACTTGAAAAGAATTGCTGGATTTACTATATATTTATCCGAACATAATTGCGGAACAGAATTTTTTGATGGAACGTATATTAAATCTGAAATGGGAAAAGCAGTTATTTTTCCTTGTTCCTTTACTCATACACACAGAGGTCAACCTTGCCCAGAAAAAAAAGATAGGTATTTACTTACAGGATATTTACATACAGTTGAAAATGAATTTACATATAGTTAAAAATGAATTTACTAGGACTTAATTTAAGGCTTCATGATGCAAATATTTCTTTAAGTATTGATGGTAAAGTAAGATATTTAAAAATAGAAAGAGAGTTTCAATTAAAACACGCTGGGTGTGTAAATTTGTACTTCATAGAACATATTTTAAATAAATGGGATATAAATTCAGATCAAATAGATGCGGTTGCATATACCGGAGACATGAATCTTCCTTTTTTAAACACTAATTCTTGGGATAACTCAAATTTAATAATTGAAGAATTAAAACCTAAAAATTATTATTTAGAAAAATTTAAATGTCCATTTTTTAAAATAGATCATCATTATGCTCATGCATTAAGTAAATGGCCCGTCATTAACGATACAAACATTGATATGGTATGTGATGCACTTGGAGATTTTGAAGATACATATAGTATATTTAAAAATGAAAACATTATTAAAAAATTTGAAAGAGAAGAGGCCTCTTCTTTTGGTATTTGTTTAAATAGTATGGCTTCTTCATTAGAAGTTACAGGACAATGGCAAGATTTAGCCGGTAAATTAATGGGTCTTAAATCATATGGAAAAATTGATTTTGACTATATAAATAATTTTAATGATGACATTAGACAATTAGATAAATTATATAATCGTAGAAATTATTACAGAATAAAAACAAATTTAGAAAAGAGTGAATTAAATAGACTTGCTTCTTGTCATTTTAAATCAGAAAAGATGATATTAAATCACTTTAAGAATTTTTGTAAGGAAGATGATATTATATCCTATTCTGGGGGTGTTGCACAAAATGCAGTTCTTAATACTTTGTTAAAAAAACATTTTAAAAATTTAAATGTATTACCTCATTCTCCAGACGATGGACTATCATTAGGATTAATTGAATTTTTAAGAAAACACTACAAACAACCAACCTTTGATAAAAGCAATTTTCCTTTTTGGCAAGATGATGTTGCACCAAAAAATAATCCTACTTATAAAATAATTAAACAAGTATCAGAATTTTTAGCTCAAGGTAAAATTATAGCTTGGTATCAAGGACATGGAGAACTTGGTCCAAGAGCATTGGGTAATAGATCAATATTAATGAATCCTTTAATTAAGGATGCTAGACAAATTCTAAATGATAAAGTTAAAAAGAGGGAATGGTTTAGACCATTCGGAGCATCTATACTAGAAGAGTATACTAATAAATATTTTAATTTTAATGATAAAAGTGAATATATGTTATATGTTGCTGATGTATTAGATAAAGATAAATTTTCAGCTATTACTCATGTAGATGGAAGTTGTAGAATACAAACAGTCAATGAAAATAATAATTACTTTAATCAACTCCTTGAAGAATTTAATAAATTAACTGGAATTCCAATGTTAATAAATACGTCTTTAAACGTTAATGGAAAACCTATAGCTTCTAGACCCATAGATGCATTAGAATTATTTGATAATAGTGCGATAGACTATCTAGTAATTGGAGACGAAATTTACAAAAAATAACTCTTTATTGTTAATTATATAGATATAAGGTATAATGATTAATGCCTTTAAAAAAAATACCGGTAGCACCAGGATTTGACAAGCAAGATACAGCATCTCAAGCAGAAGGACGTTGGATAGATGGAGATAATGTACGCTTTCGTTATGGAAGCCCTGAAAAAATAGGTGGTTGGTCAGAAATATTAGCAGATACTTTAGTAGGAGCTGCTAGGAACCAATGGATATGGTCAGATTTAGATGGCAATAGATATGCTGCAATAGGTACTAATAAGGTATTAGCTATTTACTTTGAAGGTGCTTTTTACGATATTACACCATTAGACACGGCCTTAACTTCATGTTCATTTAGTACAACTTTAGGATCTGCAACGGTTACAGTAAATAAAGCAGGACACGGATTGTCTATTGGAAGAATTGTACGATTTACTTTTGGAACACCTCCAACAGGTTTTTCAGCTGCTAATTTTACAAATGCTTTTGAGGTTAAAACAACACCTACATCAGGAACGTTTACAATTACAATGCCAGTAGTTTCAGCCGCAACAGGAACTTCTGGAACTGCAACGTGCAATCCTTATTTTGATTTTGGTCCATTCGGTCAAACTTATGGATATGGTTATGGTACATTTAACTGGGGTGGTTTTAGTTCAACAGTTACACAAACTCAATTAGACGGAGCAATCAATAATTCAGTAACTACTATTGATGTAGACTCAGCTGCTGGGTTTCCTCAACCTGGTGTTATATTAATAGGATCAGAACTAATTACTTATACTCATCATTCGGCAAATAAATTTCAAGGTTGTAGTAGAGGAGCAGAAGGCACAGCCGCAGCAGCTCACGCAGATAATGCAGTTGTATACGATGCATCAACTTTCGTTGGTTGGGGAGAAGCTTCTCAAGTTCAAACTGCTATAAGATTAGATCCAGCGAACTGGTCATTAGATAATTTTGGTCAAATATTAATAGCAACAATGCACAATGGTCCTACATTTACTTGGGATCCATCAGCTGCAAATGCATTACAAACAAGAGCAGTTATAAATGCTTCTATGCCTCAAACTTCTGTTATGACTATAGTATCAGATAGAGATAGACATTTAATACATCTTGGTACTAATGAAACATTACCAGGTGGCCCACAAGATAAAATGCTTATAAGATTTTCAGATCAAGAAGACTTTAATGTCTATGCTCCAACATCAACTAATACTGCAGGTACATTTAGATTAGATGCTGGAACTAAAATAGTAGCTGCTATAAGAGCTAAAGATTATATATTAATACTTACAGATGATGCTGCTTATTCAATGCAGTTTGTAGGACCACCTTTTACATTTAGTATTAGAAAAGTTGGATCTAATTGCGGATGCCTTGGTCAACACGCAGTGGTCTTTGCACAAGGTATTGTGTTCTGGATGGGTGATTCTGGTGGTTTCTTTGCATTTGATGGTACAGTTGTTTCTGTTCCAAGTTTAGTTGAAGATTTTGTATTTGCAACAACAGGAGATAATTTAGGAATTAATTACGATGCAAGTGAAACAGTGTTTGCAGCACATAATAGTTTATTTCAAGAGATCATGTGGTTTTATACTAAAGCAAACTCAACTGAAGTAGATAGAGTGGTCACTTATAATTATGGTGAAAAAGTTTGGACAACGGGCACTATGGCAAGTGCAACCATTGGTTCACAATCAAGAACAACTTGGTCAGATGCGGCAATCTATGATCATCCACATGCAACTAAATATATCGCGGCAGCCACGCCAACATTCCCTATAGTAAATGGTGTATCATTAGGTGCTTCTGTTTATTATGAACATGAAGTTGGTGTAAATGAAGTAGCAACTACAGGTGTTGAAACGGCAATACCAGCAAACATTAGATCAGGAGATTTTGATTTAGATATAGATGGAGATGGAGAATATTTCTTATCAGTTAAGAGATTCATACCTGATTTCAAAACATTAGATGGTGATTGTAAAGTAACTTTGTTTTTAAGGTCTTACCCAGCAGATACTACAGTTGCACAAGGTGAAACGTTTATAGGTCCTTTTACTGTTAATTCTAGTACAGATAAGATAGACACGCGCGGGCGCGCGAGACTAGCAAGTATTAAGATAGAGAACGATGCTGTAGATACTAATTGGCGATATGGTATTTTTAGAGTAGATATACAACCAGACGGAAGAAGATAATGGCTAAAATAGATTTCTATGTACCAGAACCATCCGAGGTATATAACAAAGATACACAAAGACAAATTATACAAGCATTAGATACTTTAAAAACGCAATTGAACACAAGTTTTAATGAAGAAGTTACAGAAAATTTGCAAACTCTAAGTTGGTTTTTAATAGGTACAGGAAGAAAAAGTCATGTAGTGCCTGTTAATAATTTTACAGCATCAATTACAGGAAGGCAACTTGCTATAACTGTTGCATCTGTTACAATAGTATTAACATGACCATAGTTTATAAAGTAAAAGGATATAACTTAACAACTTCAACACTTACAACTGTGTTAACAATTGATGCATCATCAAGAGCAATCGTTAAAGAAATAACTATTGCAAATGACACTAATTTTGCAAGTGAAATAGATTATTTTATTTATGATAGTTCTGAAGCTACAGCTTATAAATTTTATCACACCGCCGTATCTGGTGATTACACTGATAACGCAGTTAATAATACCTTAGTTTTAGAAGAAGGAGATAGTCTTAAATTTCAAGCAGATACTGCTAATGCTATTTCTGGACAAATATCTTATGCTTTGATAAATAGATCTCAACAAAATGGCTAGAAAAGTACAAACAGGTCACGGTACCTTTATTAAACATACTAATAAAAAAAGACCAGGACGACATAGTAAACGACCAAACAAAAGAAATAAAAGAAAACCATATAACGGACAAGGGAGAAAACAATGATGTTTTATATCTGGCATACATTAATAGTATTATTATTTGTAGCTTTTTCTTTTTTTATGGGGTATAAATTAGGTAAAAGCAAATCAGATAAAAAAGAAGAAGTTAAACGTAAATGCCCAATGGGTTTTAATTGATATGGATGAAGAAATATTATTAACAGATCAGCACATAAAAGAATACAGACTTATAGATGGTAAAAAAGTACCGGTTATAAAATGTCCTACAAAAATTACTTATAGAAACAAAATAACTGGTGAGCTTTATGAATCTGCTGCTGAAGCAAATGCTGATGTAGCTAATCCTAACACACCAACTAAACAAGAACATATTGCACAAGACCTTGCAATAACTGTTGCAAACTTATCGTTATTTGGTAAGACTAAATAATGGATCCTAGAGGCGGCACAGAACTTCAATTTGAGTTCTTAAGAAAACATGTAAGTAAAGAATTACTTGATCAATTTCAAATCTGTACATCTATTC